CAAACAGAACTAATGCTGAAATCACTACTTCTGGTGATGGATATGGAACAGGAACTATGAATTCATTTGATCGAAATGGATTTACATTAGGAAATGATGTAGGATCTAATGTCACAAATTATCCTTCTGGTGATGGACATGTTGTTTATGGATTCAATGCTGGTGGAAACAAAAACACCTTTAATGTTGATGATGTAGGTTATGCAAGTGCTGCTGCTGCAGGATTAGATGGTGGAAGTATTACTCCAACAGGAGCATCTGTTGGAACCAGACAAGGATTTAGTATTGTAAAGTGGACTGCGACAAATGGAGCGGCGATTATTAGTCACGGGCTCAAAATTCCACCTACGTTTATTGTGGTTAAAGATATAGATTCGTCTACGTTTTGGCAGGTTTATCACTCATCGCTTGGAAATACAAAAGCGATTAATTTAAACTCAGCAAACGAAGCGAGCACCGCAACAAACCACTGGAATAATACATCACCAACATCAACAACATTTAGTGTTGGTTTAAATAGTAACTACCTTACTGAAGATCATATAGCTTACATCTGGCACGATGTACCTGGACTGCAGAAATTTGGATCATATGCAGGATCAAGTGGTACGACATTTGTTAACCTAGGATTCCGTCCAGCACTTCTTGTAATTAAGTTCTATGATGGAACTGATGTTGGTTCTCATGCTGGGTGGAAAGTTATTGATAATCAGAGAAATAAATTTAATATTAGTGGTATTATGCAAAAAGTTGCTTGGGATGTAAATGAGGCAGAAAATGGTGGAACAACAATTTCTACTTCAGAGGGTAAAGTTGATTTCCTTTCAAATGGATTTAGAATTCTAGATAATCATTCACCATTCAATACCTCTGGTAGAAGTTACATCTACATGGCATGGGCAGAAGCACCGGCATCTAACTTGTATGGTGGACAGTCCAACGCAAGGTAAGGACACTCCATAAACCGTCCACAACCCCTTCAGGAGACCCCTGGAGGGGTTTATAATAGGTGCATACAAGACACAGGGGGTATGACTGCCACTCACAAGTTAATCTTCGTTGCATCGTTCTTCTGGATGATGAACTGGGGAGTCCGTGTAACTTCCTTGCTACTTGACAAATTCTAAAAACCCTGTAAACTAACTCTGTGGAGGTTAATCAAAGTATGAAAGCTGAGTTTCTCTGTGTCAAACCAATTAGTTCTAAAGCAAAGAATCGTTTTGCCAATCAGATGGATTTGCTACACTCTTGCCGTATTGAAAAGCGTCAAGATGGTAAAATGTTCCTTGCATCTATCAGTGGTAAATACTTCTTTTGGATGAATGAACATGCTGATGATCACTGGGAGATTATCAAATGAATGATCAAAATAGTCTTGAGGACAACGAGAGTAAAAGGGAGAAATGGAATCGTGGACTTGATATTTTTATCGAGTCAGTACATAAACCAGATGCATCTCTTCGTCAATGTGCTCGCAATCAAAAGTGCTATCATGAACTCATGGATGTTCGTGAAGAAGTCCTCAAGCACCTTAAAACTTTACGATGGAACTAATGCCTAACAATGATTTGCCAAGATGGCGTCTGAATAAGATTGCTGAAGAAGTTGGTGGTACTATTGAGTATTACAACTGTAACGATTCAAAGAATGAATGGAAGAAAGTTGTGATAGTATATGATCATCGCAAGATAGATGATTGAAAACTCTTTACATATGCAACATTGGTAATGGGGAATGTGTAACTCATGATGGTTACATACAGATTGGCATATTCAATCACTCTGTAGAAAAACATCTTGAGTTGAATCCAACTATTAATTGGCAGGTGACATACTGGGTGCCTGATGTATTTGCAAATAGATACAAAAGAGTTTCTTTTCAAAAAACTGAAAAGAAAAATGAAGGTAGTCCTAAAACCGATAATGCAGGACAGGGTTCTGCTGAGTTTGGTTCTAAACCAAGAGGATGTAACAAATTGGAGGACAAATGATTCGTTCTAGTATTCTTGATTCTGACTTTAACATTCGGTTTCCCTATGAAACATTTCCGTGGCGATTGGAGGTGAACAAAGATTGTCATAATGTAAAAGGTATTGCTCTCACAGTGTGTCACTTTCAGTGTGAAGAACACTTGCAGAAGTACCTTGATAGATATAAACTGAAACCAAAAGATTATCAGGTATTAAATCGTGACGGTAAATCCATTAAGTCCAGTCAAAAACACAAGACAAACGTATCGAAAAGATCTGGAGGAAGTAATAACGGAAGTTCAAGTACAAGTAAAAGACGAACCTCCCGCGTGGATTCCGTTAGAAACACTACTGGCACTGCAAAGCGTAAGAAGTGATGGATGATTTTAGACCACCAAAATATGAAACAACTGAAGGTGAGTGGTTAAATATTGCCTTGACACAAATTAATAATGTTGCTAAACTAACTGAGAATAATGCATATAAAAATTACATATATGCACATCTTTCACCTATTAAATACGAACTAGAGAGACAAATTGCAAACTATTATGCCACAAGAGATCACAAATCCACCTGATGGTGCAGAACTCATTGATGAGGTATTTTATGTGTGGAAGACTCGTTATGGTTTGTATTCATCAATGACAAAGCAAGGTCGCCAGATGATGACTGGTGGTACTAAAGATGGTGTTACTTTAATGACACGCTGGCACCTTAAGTGTGAGCAAGATGGTACATTAGAACAGTACACCAGAGTTGTTGGTGATGGATTTGTTGGAGGAAAACTATGAGTAAAAAAACATTTAAGAACAAGAAGAATGATGAGTGGGAGTATGATGAAACTCCCGAAGTTCGTGCCGCTATTGCAAAACTGCATGAAGACATTCGTATGCGTAAACTTAAAGAACAAGATGACAAACTTGGTTATGAAACCGGAGGCAAATGATGAAAGAGTATGATCCACTAACACCCTCAGAGGTGAATGATGCAGCAAAGGAATTTTTTCCACTTTTTGATATCGTGCATCGCAATATGCCAGAGAACTGTACTGTAGATGATACAATTAGGGTGATGGAAACTGTTTGTAGTATGGCACAAAAACGTCGTAATTTTGATACTCCAGGTGTTGGTCCTTTTGGATTCAACAAAAAACCTGAAACCGAAACAGAAGAGGATTGACAAACATTTCTCTGTAATATATAATATTCACAACACACAAAACGATACATGAACTATTCCATTACACTTAAAGCACCTGATGGGACCGAAAGTGTTATTGACTGCCCTGATGATTCTTACATCCTAGATGCTGCTGAAGAAGCAGGTATTGATATGCCATATTCTTGCCGTGCAGGTGCATGTTCTTCATGTGCTGGTAAGATTGTCAGTGGTACTGTAGATCAAAGCGACCAATCGTTCTTGGATGACGACCAAATCGAAGCAAAGTTTGCATTGCTGTGTGTATCGTATCCCACCAGTGATTGTGTAGTCGAAACTGAAAAAGAAGAAGAGCTTTACTAAAATAAATAGCACATACAGTTCAAGTATGTGCTATGGAGGACAAAAAAGCAGCAAAAATTATCATTAAACGTGCAAAGAAGCATCCTGACTGGTATACTGCGGAAGATGTGAGATTTGCTAAACTGGTAAAGAAACGCATTAAAGCAGCGAAAAAGTTAAGGAAGAAGGAGACGCAGAATGATTAGTGAAGCAACCGAAAAAGATTGGGAAGACTTTTGGAAATCAGAAGATTTGCAAAGTGTTTGGGAAGAAATGGATTCAATTGAACCATTAACTCCTGTAACAAAAATAGAAAGAGAATCTTAAAATTATAGATAAGGTGAAGCATTCATGTTAGGATGTTCACACATACAAGGAGATTGCCCATGACTCTACCAAAAAATAAAGAATTGAATCAAAATGAAATCGATTCTATTAAAGTTGCGGTAGAGGAGTGTGATATTAGGGCAATACATCCTGATAAGATGGAAGACTTTGCAGAATATCTTGTACGAAAGGCAAGACAATCTGAATAGTGTCACAAGGGTGCTTGACTTGCACCCTTTTTTAATGTAAATTACTATCAAATGGAGAACTTTGATGAAACTAGCACTTGCAGCACTAATCTTGTTTGCATCTGCTATTCCAGCAGAAGCAAAACCTAGTAGATATTCATCTCGTCCAGGGTGGGCAGAAGAAGAGAAATGTTTTCGCACAGAATATAGTGAAGAATATGTACCTGGAACCAGTAAGTTTCCCGGTTATGTGAAGACAAGACGAGAGAAAGTTCGTATTCCTTGTAGAGGTAGAAGATATGTTCCTAACTATGTTCCTCATCCTAGACATGAAGAACAACATCCCAACGTGGGTCGTGTTGATGAAAATTCCTGTATAGAAGGATCTATTTTAGGTGGTATTGTTGGTGGTGGTGCTGGTGCTGCATTATCACGCAAAGATGGTAGATTGTGGGCTATTCCTCTAGGAATTGTTACAGGTAGTATGTTAGGATGTCAGGTGGACGGTGGTTGAACTGACCTAATCACCCACACTCCTCTCCAATCTCCTGTATATTAAAAGGGTATTCATCACACTATGACTGACCAAGAAAAAAAGTATTACGAAAATCTTGCTGAAGATTTTTGGTCTAAAATTGAAAGAGAAGCAGCAGAACTTGAAGTGACTGTTGATTACTATCTTGAAGAGTTCTTCTTTTCATGATATAATTAAAAGGTAATTCATCGGAGACAATGACCAAACTATTCTACATCGTGGATCACTATGTTCCTTTCCCATCCAGTGAATATGGAGGTATTTGGAATGTAATTGCAGAAGATGATAATGAGTGCTTTGATCTCATTGCCAGTGCAGATGAAGGAGACTTTAATAGTCAATACTATGCACATCTTCGTGAAAACATTCTTAATTCACGCACTTATGCTCTTTCAGAAAACCTTGACTCTAAAATCGTAGAGGAATTTACCACATGAATGGAAAACTTGACCCAGAAGAACATGTTATGGAACCTCCCACAATCATCGAACAGATTAATTCCTTAGTTGAGAAACTAAAATGGGAAGATAATGATGATATTGTCGTGGAGATTGGTGGAACTGTAGTTTCTGGTATTCATCAGGGTGAAAACTATAACAAGAAGTGGGCAACACCTTATGGTGTGCGTAAGTACAACAAAGATGCGTTTATTATCATCAGTAATCAATCTCGTAGAGATTTGACTGGATCTTTACCTATGGACAGGGAACATAAACCACAACATCCATATCAACCAAAGAAAGTGGTGAAGAAAGATGCAACCTGATATGGTAATGGACTATCCCAAACTACTTGAGAAGGGATATGTTTGGCGTGTTCATGTAGAACTACCCATGCAAGATACGCCAGGTGGTGACATCTACGATTATTATGTGACGGTGGATGTAGTGTCACCTACTAGAGATCTAGCAACCTATATTGCTAGTACAATATACCCAGATTCCTCTTCAATTTGCGTTCCTGATGAACCTCTCACTGCCTGATGGATTCCCACACACAGCACCAGAAGGATACTCCTACTATGTTCAAGACTTCAAGCGAAATGTGGTTTCTATTTGGCTTTTGCATCACGCAACTTACTCTTATAGTAGTGATCCTGTTAGCACAATCTGGGGATTCTGTAAAACAAAAACAACAAAGAGAAGCACTACGCACACTTACCATGCCCCCATCAACTCTAATAAGATAGGTAAGGAAGTAAGTATTAGTGACACTCGTCCTTTTACTGCAATGCAACTCAACCTAAATCCCTTGGAAGCAGTGTTATTTTCATGAGTTATAAACCACAGGTCGATGACTATGTTCGATGGAAGACAGAGCACGTAAACGTTGAGGGTTGGGTATATTTTTATGATGATATGTATGTTACAATCGAAACAGGTATTAAACCTAAACCTAATTGTCAATATACAAAGAATGAAAGACACAAATATATCCACACACTTTTACTTTGTTATCCAACACAATGGAATCAATTAGAATATATTCATACGAGAAAGAACCGTTATGCAGAAACTTTGGCAGATATGGAAGTATTCGTTAGGGAGTTTTAGTGATGACAAAACAAAACCTTATGACAATTATGTTGCTATCATTCGCAGCATCATATTTGTCAGTCTGCTCACTACTAATATGGTTATTGTTTCTGGAGTAATTAGACATTGGCATGATGTACCGAGTGAACTATCTAAAACCGAAGAAAAAGGGATTCGCAAAACATTCTGCAAACTTCCTTAAGATTGAAGATGCAGTGTTTTGGGAAGAACACGTAAAGAAAAACCTGAAAGCAGTGGACACTCAAATAACTGTCCACTAATCCCCCACAGACCACCAAAACCATGTATATTAACAGAGTCAAACAAAGCAACATACATGGACGATCTTTGGAGTGAAATTCAGGACATGCCTGGTGAAATCTTCGACATCACAGAACTCGAAGAAAATGACTCAAAAATGAACATCCAACTTGACGAATTCTCCAACACCAACTATACTGTTTGAATATGAATTTTCCAACTGATACTGTCAACGTGCTTCCACATCTCCAAGATCTTCGTGATACTTGGAGGTTGCAAAATTTCACCTTCACTAAAGATCAGAAGACTCAATATGATATGTTGATGCAAGCACGCCGAGAACGTGTTGCATGGTTTTATGAGGTTGATAGGGTCCAGAAAGGTCCAAAGGTAGCAAAGAAAGTAGAAGAAGTGCAAGAAGACGCAGACGATTGAATAAGTGGCACAGAGGGTCTCCTAGGGGTCTCTCTGTGCGTTATACTATTGACATCAACAGAACACGAATGACCCTCACCCTCCGACCTCATCAGAAACGCATTCTCAACAGTATGCTTGCCTATGACAAGGGTCAAATCATTGTGCCTACAGGTGGGGGTAAAACTATCTGTATGATTCAAGATGTTGTAGAGAATTGTAAGTACATTGACAACGGAATGACGACTGTTGTTGTTGCTCCACGTATTCTGTTGGCAGAACAACTGTGCAGTGAGTTCCTTGAGTTGATTGATACAACTCACACTCATGTGATGCACGTTCATAGTGGTGAAACCGACCACTATTCTACAACCAACGCAGACAACATTCACGTATTTGCTAACACTGCCCGTGCAGAAGGTGAGAATGTTATCATCTTCACCTCCTACAACTCCTTGCATCGTATTGTAGAGGCAGACATTGAGGTGGACAACATCTATTTTGACGAAGCACATAACAGTGTAAAGAAGAACTTCTTTCCTGCGACTGAGTATTTTGCTAATGAAGCAAATCGTTGCTATTTCTTCACTGCAACACCAAAACATTCTCTTGCTGCCACTAAACCAGGCATGAATTGGTCTGTTTATGGTCAGGTTCTTTGCAATGTTCCTGCTCCTGAGTTGGTTGAGCAGGGATACATTCTTCCTCCTAAAGTTGTAGTCAAGCAATTGCCTATGATCAAAGGTCGCAAGGTGATGTTTGCTGATGATTGTGACAATCTGATTGAGACTATCGATGACAACAGCATCGACAAGACTTTGATCTGTGCTCGCACAACAAAGCAAATCATCAACCTTTTGACTCACTCTGACTTCTGTTTGCAACTCAAGGAACGTGGTTATTCTTGGATGACGATCACATCGAAGACAGGTGCAATCATCGATGGTAAGAAAGTCAATCGTGACGTATTCTTTGACACTCTGAATACTTGGGGCAAGGACAAGACCAAGAAATTTGTTGTTCTTCACCACTCTATTCTGTCTGAGGGTATCAACGTCAGTGGACTTGAGGCAGTCATCTTCATGCGTAACATGGATTACATTGGTATCAGTCAGTCGATTGGTCGTGTGATCCGTCTGGGTAGCACTGAGAAGACGTTTGGTTTAGTTTGCATCCCTACATATGACCGAGTAGGCATCAGCACTGCCAAGAAAGTTCAAGCAGTTGTTGATGTTGTATTCAATCAAGGTATGCCAGCAATCAGTGAAATTAGAAAGTAGTGTGCCAGTTTAATAACCTACACACTATCCTCCCACGGGGGGTTGTTTCCGTGTATATTAGAAGAATCAAAGGAGCAAAATGCACTTTCCATCTTATTTGACTGAGGCAGTTGAATACTTGTCTGGTCTTGTTACTATTAGTGAGGACCATGAAGATGGTCGTGTTAATAGTATTACTGATGAAGAAACTGTGATTCAACTTCTTGAAGAAAAGTATGGAAACAATGTAGAACGACCAAAAGCAAGAGATTGGTTTGATGTAAGATTGTTCGGTCATCCTATTCAGATTAAGTCATCATCCTATAGTAAAGGTGCATCTGATAATTTTTCATCTAAGGCAGCAATTTTGTATGCTTTAACTAATCTTTCAGAGGAGGATATTAAAGTTCGTGGATGGGAACAGTTTGAAACTGCCTTGCTGAAGAATTCTGGTGAAGAGAATGACCGAGATTATTATATTATTTCTGTAAATAAGGATGATAGTCAAGTTCATCTTACTTCCCTTAAATCTCTTCAAAAACTGACACCAAACGGTAACAACTTGCCATTCCAAATTCAGTGGAAAAATAATATTATTCCAATGGAACGTAGTTATGATGAAGCATACAAATTCATTGTTTCATGCTATACTAGATCTGTAGAAAAGAAATTGTCTGTCCATAAACTCTATGATCTCCTCTAAACTTATGCAAGGTGACTGTCTTTCATTGATGGATGATATTGAGGATAAATCCATCGATCTTATTTGTTGTGACCCACCATACGGCACCACCAGCATCAAATGGGATGAAGTTTTAGATTATGATAAAATGTGGGAACAATATGATCGTATCCTTAAACCTAAAGGTGTGATTGTTCTGTTTGGATCTCAACCATTCTCTGCACAGTTGATCTGTTCTAATATTAAATGGTTCAGATATGAGTTAGTTTGGAACAAGAATAAATGTGGATCTCCTGGTCTTGCAAAGTATAGACCAATGAAGACTCATGAAAATATTCTCATCTTCTATAAAGATTCTGGTGGAACATATAACCCACAGATGGAGAAAGGAGAACCATTTAAGAGACAAAGTAAGAACCCCGAAGGTTATGTTAGTAAGAGCAATGCTCATGGATATGGTTTGAAACCTGTGAAGGGATTTGAGAACAAAGGCACACGTTATCCTAAGTCTATTGTCAATATCTCCAGAGATTTTAGTGCTCAACAACAAGTTCATCCCACACAAAAACCAGTTCCGTTAATGGAATGGTTGATCAAGACTTACTCTAACCCAGGTGAAATTGTACTGGATAATTGTATGGGATCTGGATCAACTGGTGTTGCTGCTATAAAACAATATCGTAAATTTATTGGAATGGAATTTGATTGTGAGTATTTCAAGATAGCAGAGGAAAGAATCCAGAATCAGGGGGTTGACATCGACTCCATGATGGTATAAGATGTAAATCCACAAGACGAATCCATGCAATCCCAAGAATCCAGACAATCCGAAAGTCCAAATATGGCAGTCCTATCATCACTTAAGCATGATGATATTATTGACTGTCTCCTACAGTTTATTGAAGAAAAAAATTGGCACATCGTCAATGACTCAGGTTGCTTACTTAATTTTGATCAAGAAAGATGGTTGAGCGATGTAACTAACCACGGTCTTGATGCATTTGATAGTCCTGATCCAAATTGCTGTGTAGATTGGAAAAATCAACAACAAATTAATTTTGCCCTTCTGAATCTTTCTCAAG